AACTTTGATATGGCTGGCGGTTCTGCTGCGATTGCGAACAACCGTGCCATTTTGACTGCACGGGAAAGCGCAACATCCAACCACTATATTTACAACGGCAGCGGACAAGTTACTGGCTATACGATTGTCAGCAGCGTTGACCAAGCGTATTTGACTACTAGCGCACTTGCGGCAGATACCGCTACCAAGATGGCTTACGCATACAAAGTTAACGACTTTGCTGCATCGCAGAACGGCGCGACTGTTCTTACCGACACAAGTGGAACGCTCCCATCCCCAACGGTTTTTGGTATTGGTAGCAACTCGGCTGGCTCACTCTTTTTGAGCGGCCACATCCGCTCCATCAACTTCATCCCCACGCGCATCGCGGACTTCCAACTACAGGCACTGACGGAGCTGCCACTCGTCGCGACACTCAACCTCGACTTTATTAATGGGATGTATGACGCATGACAAACTACACATTCCAATCGCTATTTGACTTCACCCGCACAACGTCAGGCACGTTCGTCGGCAGCAATGGGCTGATCCAGACAACGCCAGCCAGCGTGAACTTGCTGACGCAGACACAACAGTTTGATAATGCTGCTTGGACAAAAAGCAATTCGACTGTCACAGCCAACGCCGCAGTCGCGCCTGACGGTACATCAACGGCGGACAAGTTGGTTGAGGCAGCTACAACAAGCTCTCACTACGTCTTGCAGGCTCCTACTGTCACGGCAACCACCCACGTTTTCTCGGTCTATGCGAAGGCTGGCGAGCGGTCATTTGTTTCTTTGGGATTTGATGGCTTAAACGTGTGGTTTAACCTCACTACTGGCGCAGTTGGAACTATTGAGGCGGGGCTTACTGCCGCAATCGTTTCTGTTGGCGATGGTTGGTATCGTTGCTCTGCTATTCGCACCGTAACTGTTGCTGGATCAAAATCATCTGTGATTTATTCAGCATCCGCCGACAATGCCCTGTCCTACACAGGCAATGGCACTAGCGGTATCTTTATCTGGGGCGCACAGCTTGAACAAGCAGCCACAGCCACCACCTACACCCGCAACAACGGCGGCGTGTACCCTGCACGCTTTGATTACGACCCCGCCACGCTGGCCCCGAAGGGCATCCTGATCGAAGAGCAGCGGGTAAATTTGCTGTTGCGGTCTGAAGAGTTTGATAATGCTATTTGGCAGAAAGCGGCGGCAACGGCTACAGCAAACGCTACGACTGCGCCCGATGGCACGAGTACGGCTGATAAAGTTGTAGCTACAGCAACCACCGCGTTCCACGGCACATATCAAGCCCCAACGGGAACGGTAGCAAGCTACACTTATTCGGTGTACGCAAAGGCTGCGGAATACAGCAAGTTGCAAATTGCAAACTCCACCGCAGGCACTTGGTCTGCTACGTTTGATTTAGCTACAGGTGCAACTATTGCTACGGGCGGTGTATCCGTGCTGTCGTCTAGCATTCAGTCTGTCGGTAATGGCTGGTATCGTTGCTCTATCGCATTCACGGGTGCAGCGATCCCTGTGGCGCACGCAATGATAGGATACCCCAACACAGGCGCTACGCTCAACAACTTTGGCGTTCAATACACAGGCGACGGCACCAGCGGTCTGTTCCTCTGGGGCGCACAACTCGAACTCGGTGCATTCGCCACCAGCTACATCCCCACGGTTGCCTCGACGGTAACGCGCACGGCTGACCAGTGCAGCATCGTCGCACCGATGTTCGCACCTTGGTATAACCAGAGTGAGGGGACGTTTGTAATGGACGCTTCGCCCGTTAACAACGGGTGCTATGCGCTGTCAGCTACGGACGGAACTGCAAACGAAGAAATAATCCTCCGTTACGCTTCTTCTGGAACTGCGGCAGTTGTCCGCGACGGCGGCACAATACAGGCCAACTTTGGTACTGGCGTCCTAACAGGAAAGAACGCGCTTGCGTACAGGGTCAACGACTTTGCCGTAAGCACAAACGGCGGCGCGGCAGCTACGGATACCAGTGGGACTATTCCAACTAACAACCAAGTCAGTCTAGGCAGGGCGTTAGATGGATCACTTAACATTAATGGCCACATCCGCTCCATCCGCTATTACCCATTCCGTGCATCCAACAACCAACTACAGGCACTCACAGCATGACCGACTTATACCTTAAAGCACCAACCCAAGAGGACATGGACGCAGCACTGGTTGCCGCTGGCGTAATCGACGATGAGGGCAACCCGACGCCGGACTTCTCCGTTGACCAGATCGGCCCGTTCAGTAAGGTCATTGGCTACGACGAAGATGGCGATCCTATCGTTGAGGATTATCCCGACTGGCACACCAACTTGCGCGGTAGCTTTGACGAGGATCAGTTGGCCTTGCTGACGCCATTGTGTGTCGAACCGCCAGTGCCTTATCGCGTGTGGTCATGAGCGACTTTGCAGTTAAACCTGTCTGGGACAAGAAACGCCCCAAAGACCTCGGCAAGCCGAAAGACTTGTCGGCAAAGAAGAAGAAAGCTGCTAAGGCTCGCGCCAAGGCAGCCGGACGCGTATACCCGAATTTAGTCGATAACTTGGCTGCGGCCCGCAAGAAAGGTAAGTGAAATGGACGGATTTAAAGACAGCACTCGGATGAAGTACATGGACGAGGGCATCTCCTCACGCCCTACAACGGACAGTGGCCGTCGCGCGTCGAATGCGGATCTCGGTATTACACTGGGCGGTCAAAGCCCCAAGAAGGCAAAGCCCGTTGGCCCAGCGCCGGTTGCTGTAGCCAAGGTGCTTTCTGGAATGGCCAAGAAGGCTCTTCCTGCCAAGATGATGAACAGCGACCGAGAAGTCGGCATGGTTCGTCGCAGCAAGGGCGGCCTCATGGCAATGCCAAAGGGCAAGTGCAAATAATAGCTAAGGCAGTCTCGGTATTGTAGCCGAGACTGCTTTCGTGTATGCGTGTTCTGTCAGAAATGTGCGCTAACGCTTGCGCGCTGCTGCGTTGAAACAGCGAGCAAAAAATTATGGCCTATTCTAACACCGTATCGCAGACAGTTTTTGATACGCGACGCGTCATTGAGAACGCGGCGCGACGCTGCAAACTGACCGCGCAGTCCCTGACGCCAGAGCATGTGGACATTGCCAATGACCAGCTTTTCATGCTGCTCTCGGACCTGTCCAATCGCGGTATTCAGCTTTGGTGCATTGAGAAGCAGATATACCCGCTGTACAACGGCCTTGGAGACCTCACCCTCGATACAGGCACGGTTGATGTCCTGAACAGCAACCTGCGCACACTGCAGCAGGTTACGGGCATCAACACTACCACTTCAACGACGCGCACAGTTAACTTCACCACGGATACCTTCGTGACCACGGTCGGTATACTCTGGTCCGCCGCCGCTGTGCCTGTCGCCCTTGAGCGTTCAGACGATAATGTGACGTGGACCACGATCCAGACCGAGACGACAACGGCAACAGCCGGACAGTGGACGTGGTTCGACCTTGAAAGCAGCGTCGCAACGGTATACTTCCGCGTGCGAGCCACCACCGGCACGTTGGGCTTCAGCCAAATCTATCTGGCAAACACGCCGACCGAGATCCCGCTGGCGCGCCTCAACCGCGACGACTACACGAACTTGCCAAATAAGTCGTTTCAGTCGAACCGTCCCCTGCAATTCTGGTTCGACCGTCAGGTTCAGCAGCCAGTAATGCACTTGTGGCCTGTGCCCAACGCAGAGGCGGAAGTGAACCAAATTGTGCTGTGGCGTCAGCGCTACATCATGGACGTAGGCACAATGACGCAGGAGATTGAAGTACCGCAGCGTTGGTACGAGGCCATTGTGGCCATGCTCGCATCCCGTCTGGCACTGGAGTACATCGAAGTCGACCCAAGCATGATCTCCATGCTCGACGCGAAGGCCAAAGAGAGCCTGTACTTCGCGCAGCAAGAAGAGCGCGACAACAGCCCGATGATGATCCTGCCAAACATCGCAATGTATACGGCGTAGGCCCATGCCAGTAGAGGGCTTCCTTGACACGCGCGGAAAGAAGTGGCTGGCCATTGGCCTGTGCGACCGATGCAAGCGCAAATTCCCACTGGAAGAGTTGTGGAGCGACCGCAACAACCCAGCGCTGAAGGTGTGCCGAGACGACCTCGACGATTATGACCCGTATCGCCTGCCTGCACGAGCTGGTGAGCAGATTGCCTTGCGCTTCCCGCGCCCTGACGTGGCATTGGACGCCTGATGCCGCTGTACCTCAACACACGCGGCAACCCGACACTGGGCATTGGCATTTGCGGGCGCTGCAGCCGCAAGTTCCCGCTGCACATGCTGCACTCGGACATAAACTTCCCCGGCCTGCGCGTCTGCGAGGCCGACCTCGACCAACTCGACCCGTATCGCTTGCCCGCCCGCCAGACGGAGAACATTACGCTCCCGTTCTTGCGTACGGACACGCCCATACCAACGAACCCCAGCGGCGTCATTACGGAAAGCGGTAATCAATTCCTTGTCACCGAGGACTTTGATGACTTTTTAATTTACGGGGGCGAATAGCCAATGTCAGTTCCTACCAACCTAATTCCGACGCCGATTACCGGCCTGCCCGAGTATACTGGATCGAGCACACTCGGCTATCTGCCGTATATCCTCAACGGTCAGACGTTTAAAGTCCAGTTTACGAACATCGCAGCCGTCGGCGCGGTGCCCTCGACGCGCGTCATTGCGTCGGGTACAGGTCTTGCAGGCGGCGGCGATCTTTCGGCCGACCGCGTCATCTCGATTGCGGCTGGCGGCGTCGGCGTCAACCAGCTCTCCCTTACGGGCGTCACGGCGGGCACATACGGATCAGGCTCCGCCGTGCCGGTCCTCACCGTCGATGCCACAGGCCGCGTCACGAGTGCCACCACGGCCGCACTAAGTGTCACTGGCTTCGTGCCCACGTCGCGCACGATCACGGCGGGCAATGGCCTCACAGGCGGTGGCTCGCTTGCTAGTGACATCACACTCTCGGCCAACTTCTCTACGACGACACCCTTGGCACTTGGCAGTGCCACTGCGGGCGTTGCCATCACCTTGTCTCGCGGCGACCACGTCCACCCAGCCTTGGACCTGTCAGACACAAACCAAACCCAAGGCGCGCTCCCCTTGGGTCGCGGCGGCACTGGCGATGCTCTCTCTCCCGTCGCCGGTGCCGTCGTATACTCAACGGGCACGAAGTTTGCACTCAGCGCACTTGGCTTGGCGGGGCAAGTACTCGTGTCAAATGGCACTAGCGCGCCGTCTTGGTTGACGGTCTCGGGTACCGGTACGGTTACCAGCGTCAACGCCAGCGGCGGTACGACGGGCCTGTCGTTCACGGGCGGACCGATTACGGCTGCGGGCACCTTGACCCTCGGCGGCACGCTTGCCATAGCCAACGGCGGCACTGGCGCGACGACACTTACATCTGGCTATTTGGTCAAGGGTAACGGCACCTCTGCTGTCAGCGCGTCTGTGGTGTACGACAGCGGCACAAATGTTGGGATTGGTACGACTAGCCCAACAGCACCTCTCACTGTTTCGGCGGCTAGTGTTATGTCTCGTTTCCAGACGGGGACCGCATCGGATGGCCGTGTAGAGTTTGCATACAACACTACGGACATAGGCTACTTAAACATGGGGTCGGCCTCACTGCTTGACCTTACAGCCCGTTCCGGCGTGGCTTTAGCTTTCGGTGCTGGCGGCTCTGAACGTATGCGCATCAACAGCGCGGGTAACGTCGGGATTGGTACGACTGCGCCAGTCACTGCGCTAGAAGTTGCGCGAGGCGCGGGCACGGCTTCGTATATTTCTATTTATGGGAACAACGGGGCCGCATCGTCTTTGTACGTCGGGCAAGACACCGCCGGACTATCCCGCATTTTCCAGAACGGTGCGAACCCTATTACTGTTTGGACCAACTCCGTAGAACGCATGCGTATCGACAGCAGCGGCAACGTCGGAATTGGTACGAGTTCGCCAGCCGCAAGGCTGGATGTGCAAGTAACCGGTGGGCGTTTTCAAGTTCTGTCCGCTGTTTCGACCACAGGCATACGGTTGCTACCAGTTAATGCGGCTAATAGCGCAACCGTCCCAATAGAAATATCGGGAACGGACATTAGGTTCACCAACCCACTTAACACTGTTGTCGGCATTTTTGATGCTAACGGCAACCTTGGGATTGGCACGGCTTCGCCAAATGCTTCGGCAATTTTGGATGTTCAATCCACTACCAAGGGCTTCCGCCTACCCAACATGACTACAACGCAAAAGAACGCTATATCTAGTCCTGCTGCTGGGCTTATGGTATTTGATACTACGCTTGCCAAAGCCTGTGTCTACTCAGGGTCTGCATGGCAGACAATCACTTCAATATAAGGAAACTAAAATGGCTATTACAAACACATGGGCTGTGCAGCAGATGGACGCATACCCAGAGTACGAAGGCGAACCAGATGTGGTCTTCACCGTACACTGGACATTGACCGGCACCGACGGAACATACGCAGGTAGCGTATACGGTTCTTCTGGCGTCATGTTCACCGAAGGTAGCGCGTTCACACCATATGCCTCGCTCACGCAAGCGCAGGTCATTGGTTGGGTAAAAGATGCACTTGGCGCAGAGCAAGTTGCAACCTACGAAGCTAATGTGGCGCAGCAGATCGAAGACCAGATAGACCCACCCGTGGTGACGGCACCACTACCTTGGGCACAAGGAGTAGAATAATGGAAATCAATCTTACTTTGAACGTCGAAGAAGTTAACGCCGTCCTCCAGACGCTGGGCAACTTGCCCACCTCGTCAGGCGCGTTTCCGCTTCTCATGAAGATCAAGCAGCAGGCCGAGGGTCAACGGCCCAAGGAAGAGGAAACCGCCGAGTGATCGAGGAACTCATCAGCCGCGTGTTCTACGCGCGCAACGTCGCTCACTTTGAGCACTGGCGCGCCAAGGGCGACGGCAGCTTCGCAAAGCACATGGCACTGGGCGAGTTCTACGACGGCGTGATCGACGCCATCGACAAGCTCGTGGAAGCCTACCAAGGCGCGTTCAGTCTCATCGGGAACATTCCTGCCCCGAAGGTGACGGAGCGTGACGTGTTGAAGCTCCTAGAGGCTGACGCAGACTGGATCGAAGAGAACCACGAGGCCGTCTGCAAGGGCAACCGCGCAGTGGCCAACTTGGTCGATGGCGTCACGGAAGTGTATCTGACCGCCGTGTATAAGCTACGGAACTTGAAATAATGGACATCAACACCATCATTACCGTGCTGGCCTTCATAGGAGGCTTGATCACCGTCTGGGTCAATCTCAACAGCCGTCTGACGCTGCTTGAGGCCCGCCTCGACTTTGGTGGTGAAAAGTTTCAGGCCATCGACAAGAAGTTCGACGAGGTCATGACGCACCTTCGCCGGATTGAGGACAAGCTAGACAACAAGGCAGATAGGTGAATTATGAGCTTCCTGAGTGATTTTGAAAGCAAGCAAGACGGCGTAAACGACACCGTCGAGTTCGTCATCCGCGTGGCTATCGTCACGCTGTCGGCTGTCATCCTCGTGGTTGTGCTGGCGCTTGTTGTTGGGCTGTTTGTGTCGAACGACACTGTGAACAGTTCGGCCATCCTCGAGACGGTCAACCCCGCATTCCAGACGATCATCGGCGCGTTCGTCGGGCTGCTCGGCGGCCTGAGCCTCAATGCCAATGCGCGTGACAAGGTAGAGCCTGCGCCAGAAGCGCCGCTTGAACTGACACCAGAAATGCAGCCAGAAACACCCAAACCATACAGCGATCCAAACGGCACCGTCTTCATCGACGAGCCTGAAGAGGACGACGACATGGAGCCGTGGGAGAAGTACCGCAACGACCTACGTTACGATGCCAATGGCGACGGTGTGGTTGACGCAGACGACTTTCCTGACTGGCGCAATCCGGCGGCGTAATGGCAGGCGATCTATCTACCGTTGAGCTGATCGGCCAACTTTGGCCGCTTGTTCTTGCGTTCATTTCGCTGGTCATCATCCTCGCCAAGATGGATGTGCGCCTCGGCGTAGTGGAGGAGAAGATCAAGACGTTGTTTGAACTTTGGAATAAGGGGCGAGACAAGTGAGCCTTGTAAATCTTCAACAGAAAATAGGGGTAACGGCAGATGGTGCATTCGGTCCGGGAACATTTAAGAAGGCTGCGGCTTTTTATAAACTATCACCTGATAGGGCTGCACATTTCTTTGCTCAAACGGCTCACGAAAGTGGCGGCTTCAAAGCCTTCAGCGAAAACCTCAACTACGGTGCCAAAGGGCTTCGCGGCATCTTTGGTAAGTATTTCCCGACTGATGCAATGGCTCGCGCCTACGAACGTCAGCCGCAGAAAATTGCCAATCGTGTCTATGCTAATCGCATGGGCAACGGACCTGAAGCCAGCGGCGACGGGTGGAAGTACCGAGGACGCGGCGCGCTCCAGCTCACCGGCAAAGACAACTACCAAGCCTTCGCCAACTACATCGGACGCCCCGAAGTCGTAAACGACCCCGACCTTGTGGCTGGCGAACTCTGCTTCGAGAGCGCGTTGTGGTTCTTTGACCGCAACAAACTGTGGCCGATATGCGACCAAGGTACAGGCGATGGTGCAATCCTTGCACTGACGAAGCGGATCAACGGGGGCACACACGGCCTCGACGACCGTAAGGCAAAGACGAAGAAGTACGCAACATGGCTTTAATTAACCCGCTTATGATATACGGACTAGCGGGTGCTTTGGTCATTGGTGTAGCCTCTGGCTACAAAGTCCGTGACTGGCAGTGCGATGCCGCATTCGCAAAGGCGCTGGAGAAGGCCGAGAAGCTGCGCGTCAAGAAACAGGAGATAGTCGATGATATTTCGCAAACCTACGAAGTTGAACGAGATCAAGCCGATGTGGTGGCAACCGAACGTACCAACACCATACGTGAAATATACAAGACGGCTCCTGCCGTTCCTGTTGATTGCGCTGGTTCTGATGCTTTGCGCAGGGTGCTCGAAAGCGGTGTCAGTGACGCCAATGCCGCTGCCACCGGCAAACCTAGCGTCGAAGTGTCCGACGCTTCAAGATCCCCCACTCGTACTTATTGACCCTGAACGTGCACTTTGGGAAGCCGACATCATTGCGAAATATACAGATTGTAGTAGCAAGCACCGACTGACGGTTAAGGCATGGAGCGACGCCGTAGCCGTCAAGTGACGTAAACAAGGCTGTCCGAAAGGCAGACAATGAGAAAACCTGTAACGGTAGACGAGGGGTTGTACCCCTATTGCACACCGCGTCAGCGGGAAGTGCTTGATGCCATAACCGCCTACGGTAGCGCAAAAATGGCCGATGCCGCTCTGGGTATGAGCGCTGGCGGCGCGTCTGAGACGCTGATCAACGTCAAGCGCAAGGCCGCGAAGGTGGGCTACGCGCCTGAATTTGACTTTACGCGGCCGGTGCCCGACGGCTTTATCGCCAAGGGCGTGTCCACCTACTACAACAAGGACGGCGACGCCACAGGGCAGTGGGTCAAGGCGTCAATCGACGCGGCTCGGCAGCAGGAGATATTCACAGCCGCCGTTGAGGCGATGGCGAACACTTTGCCGCGCCTCGATCCAATCATCGCGCCGGAGCAGTTCAACGCCGACTTGCTGACGATGTACACGCTAACGGACGCGCACATCGGCATGCTCGCATGGCATCGCGAGAACATGCAGGCCGACTGGGACTTGGCCATTGCAGAGGCAGTCATTGTCGGCTGCTTCGAGCAGATCATCAAGTCCTCACCAGACAGCGAGACGGCCGTGCTGAACCAACTTGGCGACTTGCTGCACTACGACGGTCTATCCGCAATCACACCCACAAGCGGCCACGTCCTCGATGCAGACGGCCGCTTCACCAAGATGGTCGAGGTCGCCGTGCGTGTGCTGCGCCGCATCATCAACATGTTACTGGCCAAGCACAAGACGGTTCACGTCATCCTTGCCGAGGGCAACCACGACATGGCCTCGTCCGTCTGGCTGCGCACGATGTTCAAGGCGCTGTACGAGAACGAGCCGCGCATTACCGTCGACGACAGTGCGCTGCCGTACTACGCATACGAGTTCGGCGTTGTCATGCTGGCCTTCCACCACAGCCACTTGAAGAAGTTTGGCGCAATGCGCGAGATCATCCCCGCAATGTTCTCCGAGATGTGGGGCCGAACCAAGAAGCGCTACTGCCACACAGGGAATTTTCACCACACCAAGGAAGACGAGGCCGCAGGCCTCAAGGTTTTCCAGCATCCGACACTGGCCGCTAGGGACGCGTATGCCTCTCGCGGCGCGTGGTTCTCGGACAGGGAAATATGCTCAATCACGTACCATAAAAAGTTCGGACAGGGAATGCGTGTGTACGCTTGCCCTGAGATGCTGGATGCCGTATGATGAATGCGGGTTTTCTGGTGCGCAAAACGTAAAAAACTGATATAGGGGCGCGTTATGGCCACTGCGATGACATTCACGACGTTGAAACAGGACGTGCAGCGCTACCTTGAGCGTGGCGACACGCTTGCGTCCGACCCCATTGTATTCGAGCAGATCCCGCGCCTGATCAACCTCGCCGAGCGCCGTATTGCACGCGAACTGAAGATCCAAGGCTTCATAAACGTGGTCACGGCGCAGCTTCTGGCCGACAACCCAGTCGTAACCAAGCCCGACAGGTGGCGCGATACCGTGTCAATGTTTATCGGCACAGGCACGAATAACGACACTCGCTCGGCATTGTTCACGCGCAGCTATGACTATCTGCGCAGCTACTGGCCAGACGCCACGCAGACGGCGCAGCCGCTCTTCTACAGCGACTACGACTATAATCACTGGCTTGTCGCGCCGACGCCGGACGCAGACTACCCAATCGAAATCCTATACTACCAGTTGCCGCCACTCCTCGACGAGGAGGCGCAGACAAACTGGCTCACCGAAAACGCGCCCGAAATTCTTCTGTACGCCACCCTCTTAGAGGCGACGCCATTCCTGAAGAACGACGAGCGCATCCCTGTATGGCAGAATATGTATGACCGTGCGGCGGCTATGTTGAACGGCGAAGATCTCGCCAAGATCCTAGACCGTTCCGCCGTGCGCAAGGAGGCTTAATCGATGTCGAGCAGTTTTACACAGGTATTTGGCGGCACGACGATATACCCATCAGACGTTTCTTACTTGTCCTTGGCGCTCACCGCCGACATCACACTCGAGTGGCCCGTTGGCGCAGGCGAGGGCGACAGCGTCGTCGCGCGCATCATCGACATCACACCGACGGGGCCCTTCACCGTCACGCTCCCTGACGCGACTGCCGTCAGCGTCGGACAGACGATCCTGTTCAACAACCTCGGCCCAGACACCATCACCGTTGACAACGCCGCAGGCAACGCGATCCTGAGCATCGGCGCGGGCGAGCAGTGGCAGTGCTACCTCATCAGCAACACCACCGTCGGCGGTGTCTGGCGCACGTTCCGCTACGGCGCTGCCGTGGCGCAGGCGCAGGCCGCCGCGTTAGCTGGCGCTGGTCTGATTGCAGACGGATCGACCCTCGCACAGAATTACGAGGTCATCGACTTCTCCTCTACGCCGTACTCACTGACGGCCCCTGACCGCGCAAAGGTGTTTGTCTGGACTGGTGGCCTCGGCACGCTGAACTTGCCGACTGCCGTGGCCGCTGGCGATGGCTGGTTTGTGCAGGTACGCAACGCTGGACAGGGCGACTTGACCATAGACCCGTCGGGCACTGAGCTTATTAACGCGTCATCCACGCTCCTCCTACAGCCGGGCGACAGCGCCGTGGTTGTCAGCGACGGCATCCAATGGTACACCATCGGCCTCGGCCAGCAGGCGGTCTTCGCCTTCGACTACACGACAATCGCCGTCACTGGCGGCACGTACACGCTCTCTGGCTCAGAGCTTAACCGTATTGCCTACAAGTTTACGGGCACGCTGACGTCCAACGCCAACATCGTTGTGCCATCAACGGTTCAGCAGTACTGGGTCAACAACGGCACGACTGGCGCATTTACGCTTGGCGTCAAGACCTCCACCGGCTCGGCCACCTTGGTCACTCAGGGGTCGACGGCCATCCTGTACTGCGACGGCACGAACATCATCTCGGCCACCACCTCGGCGGCCTTTGCGGGCATCGTTCCCGTTGTACAAGGTGGCACCGGCGCGAACAACGCACCCTCGGCGCTGACCAACCTCGGCGGCACGGGTATCGGCACGGCGGTCTTTACGGCCACCACAACGGCTGCGGCGCGCTCAGCTATCGCGGCGGCTGGCTCTGGCGCAAACTCGGACATCACGTCGATCACGGGCCTCACGACGCCGCTGACTGTCGCGCAGGGCGGCACAAACGCCATAACGGCTGCCGCCGCGCGCACAAGCCTTAGCGCAGCGGCAAGCGGCTCAAACGCAGACATCACCGCGCTGACAAACGCGACAGGCATTCTAGTCGGCGCGCCTACCGCTGGTGCGCAGGGCCTTGGCACGATCAACGCCACGGGCCTCTTCATTAACGGCGTGGGCGTCGGTACGGGTTCAGGCTCGGTGACCAGCGTTGCGGCGACCGTGCCGTCGTTCCTGTCCGTAACCGGCTCGCCGATCACGACATCGGGCACGCTGGCATTCTCGCTGTCGGGCACCGCGCTCCCTGTCGCCAACGGCGGCACAGGCCAAACCACATACACGGACGGGCAGTTGCTCATCGGTAACAGCACCGGCAACACGCTCACGAAGACGACACTCACCGCAGGCTCAGGCATCAGCATCACGAACGGTGCGGGTGCCATCACCATCACGTCTACCGCTGGCGGCGGTACAGTTACCTCAGTGGCCGCGTCGGGCGGAACAACCGGTCTCTCTTTTACCGGTTCGCCAATTACAACTACCGGCACACTGACAGTCGCGGGCACGCTCGCGATAGCGTCTGGAGGCACCGGCGCGACCAGTGCCTCCGGCGCAAGGCTTACCCTCCTCGCGGCTGGCTCTGGCGCTAACTCGGACATCACGTCGCTTACGGGTTTGACTACCGCACTTAGCGTGGGGCAGGGCGGGACAGGTGCAATAACTGCGGGCGCAGCCTTGACGTCCTTGGGCGCTTACGCCGCCACCAACCCGTCTGGCTTCACGTCGAACACGGGTACCGTAACGTCAGTCGCTACCACAGGCACCGTCAATGGTATCACACTTACCGGCACGGTTACGTCAACCGGCACTCTCACTCTTGGCGGTACGCTCTCGGGCGTCAGCCTTTCTACGCAAGTAACAGGCACACTTCCTGTCGCTAATGGCGGCACAGGCGCAACGACACTTACATCTGGTTATCTGGTCAAGGGCAACGGCACATCTGCTGTCAGCGCGTCTGTGGTGTATGATGACGGCACGAATGTCGGGATTGGTACGAGTTCGCCCGGCTACCGACTTGATGTAGCGGCTGCGGACACTACTGCTGGACTTGGCTACGCCATGCGTTTGCGGTCAAACGCGACAGCAACTGCGGCGGCTATGCAGTTTACTAATAGCACCGTAACTGTTGAAAATGGTCTAATTTCTTGCACTGATGCTGGCCGTATTACGGTTCAGGGTTCAACTGATATGGCGTTCCGCACAAACGGCAGCGAACGCTTCCGCATACTTTCCACAGGCGGTATCACATCAGCAGACCTCGCTGACGCCGTTGGCTACAAAGGCGTCCCCCAGAACAGCCAGACATCGGCTTACACCTTGGCGCTCACCGATGCGGGCAAGCATATCTCGATCACGACGGGCGGGGTGGTCATTCCGGCTAACAGCTCGATTGCGTTCCCTGTGGGCACAGCCATCGCTATATTTAACAACAGCGGCAGCAACCAAACCATATCCATCACGACAGACACGCTACGTCAGGCAGGGACCGCGAGCACAGGCTCGCGCACTCTCGCTCAATACGGCCTTGCAACGTGCGTCAAAGTTGCTTCCACTACATGGGTAATCAGCGGCGCGGGTCTCAGCTAATGACTGGCATTATGTGCGCGCTGGCTGGAAGTGGTGTTTCGATATATGTCGGAACCGCAACGGTAACTGTAGGCTTTGCGTCTGGCGGTATCTTTACTAGCTACGGTTATGGTACTGGTGGCCAAGGTAGTATTACGCCGACTACATGGGCAGCTACTGGCTTAAATGTTGACACACTTAAAGATGTCTATGTCAGTGGTGTGCCAGACTGGTTAGATTTCACGGTTGTTGGGAGCGCACCTAATTCTGGTTGGGAAACGCTGACTGTCGGCGGGACCACCATCAACCGCGTTGACGGCTCTTACACTAACAACGGCACTACAACGTCGTGGATTTTTAACACCGCACCTGCCGTATTCGGCACCACTGTCGGTGCTACGAGGTCAATCGTATGGGCGTAACAATCTCCTACCCAGCGAACGAAGCTGAATGGTACGCCAAGGGTACGCTTGAGGGCGGCACCTACTTCGAAGTGCCTGCTGTATTTAACCCAGACGGCACTTGCGATACAGTGGCTACCGACGCCAAGGTGCAGCAGTTAATCCTCGCGCTGAGTGTGAAAAGCTAATGGCCGAACAGATTGTCCAGATAATGTCAAAGCCCGGCATCAAACGGGACGGGACGAAGTTCGAGGGCGACCAGTATGTTGACGGGCAGTGGGTCCGTTTCCAGCGCGGTCTGCCGCGTAAGATGGGTGGCTACCGCTCGATCAACAAGTTCCTGCGCGGCCTGCCGCGTGCGCTCGCCGAGTACACGCAGGACTTGCTGACATACGTCCACGCAGGCTCGTCCGACCGCCTTGAGCGCTTCTTCATCGACGGCACGTACAACACGAGCGTCATCACCGACCGCACGCCCACGTCGGGCTTCACGGCAGACGATGCGAACTTGTGGCAGTTCGCCACGTCCTACGACACAACCAACGGCAATCAACTCGTCGCGCAAGTCGCGCCAAACCTCAACTGCATCTGCAACAGCAGCGGCGGTGATCTCTTCGTCGGCAACCTCCTCGGCACGTCGGTCCTTACGCAAGTCACCACGGTGCCAGCCAACTTCAGCGTCACTGGCGGTGTCGTCACGCTGCCGCCGTACACGTTCGCCTTTGGCAATGACGGCTATGCGGCGTGGTCCGTACCCAACACGCCATCAGACTTCACCGGCTCTGGCTCAGGCAATGCGTACATCACTGGTCAGAAGATCGTCAAAGGCATGCCACTGCGCGGCGGACCGGGCAACAGCCCGTCTGGCTTGTTCTGGTCGGCAGACAGCCTCATCCGTGCCAGCTACGTCGGCGGCACGCCTATATTCCAATTCGACACCATCAGCACGCAGTCGTCGATCCTGTCGTCCAGCAGCGTCATTGAGTATGACGGCATCTTCTACTGGATCGGCACAGACCGCTTCTTAATGTTCAACGGTGTCGTGCGCGAGATCGAGAACAACATCAATCTCAACTTCTTCTTCGACAACCTGAACTACGAGCAACGCCAGAAGGTGTTCGCCGTGAAGGTGCCTCGCTTCGGCGAGATATGGTGGTGCTTCCCGTTCGGAGACAGCACCGAGCCGAACCACGCAATATGCTACAACGTGCGTGAGAACACGTGGTACGACACGGAACTGCCCAACGGCGGACGCGGCGCGGGCATATTCCCTGCCGTCTTCCGTCAGCCGCTCATGTCTGGTGTTGCGCCGCAGGAGGCCGAGGCCGTTACGGCTGCGGTGGCTGCGGGCGGCACTGGGTACACCGTGGGCGACACGCTCACTGTCGTTGGCGGTCTAGGTCAAATTGACACTGAATTGACGGTCTCGACCATCAGTAGCGGTGTTATCACCGGCGTCACCATCAGCAACGCAGGGCAGTACGCTACGGCTCCTTCCAACCCAGTCAGCGTGACTGGCGGGACGGGCAGCGCGGCCACGTTCACCCTGACGTTCGACAACCCGTACAAGTTCTGGGTTCACGAGGTCGGGACGGACGAGATCGACGGCCTGACGCTCAACCCAATACAGTCGTACTTCGAGACTGCCGACTTGTGCCTGCCCGTCACTGCGCAGAAAAACAAGGCCCTGCAGGTGTTGATGCTTGAGCCTGACTTCGTGCAGAGCGGCGACATGACGCTGGAGGTGCGCGGCCGCGCGAACGCCCGCGCGCCAGAAGTCAACGGCATTGTGATGACGTTTGTCGAGACGCCGCAGACGCCGCAGGAGCAGGTTGTCTTCCTGAAGACGCAGCGCCGCGAGCTGCGCTTCCGCTTCGAGAGCAACACTCTCGGTGGGAATTATCAAATGGGTCTCGTGCTTGCACACTTGCAAGAGGGCGACGGGACGACACTCGGATGATCGACCCTCGCGGAATGACTTGGCAAGACTGGGCCTGTTCGGTTATACTGTCCGTCAACGACGCGTGGGCATTCGGTACGCCACCCGAAGAGGCCAAGTGGCAAGACTGGGCAATAGGGCTGTTGCGTGCCTCACCATTTACGCAACAAATTATTCCTGATCCGTATCAGTTCTCTGATTGGCGTGAGTGGGGAATGCGTGTATATCCAATGCTCGAAGGTACAAGTCAATGAACTACATCCCCGGCTTCAGTAACTACTTGCAAAAGTCCGTACCTCGCTACGCTATCGGCGGCCGTGTCAATCAAGGCGAACCTCTGATCGACGACATGGAGTTCAGCGACTACGGCCTTGGCGGCCCGATGATGGGCGCAGCAGTTGTCGGCGCGGAACTGGCTAGCCCCATGTACGGTGGCCCAGAGGGGGATGTGTCTTACACTGGTGGAATGGGCAACGCTAACCCCGGAACTGAAGCTGAACGCCGACAAGCGATATTAGACGTAAACCCTTATGTTGCGCCTACCGAGGGCATGAACCTCGATCCGATTACGAGTAGAGGACAGACTGGCTACTACTTTGCAAACGAACTGGGCTTGCCTGCGCGTTACGGCGATGTTGGTTCGCCAAAGCCCGCTGACCCCGCGACGTATGACCCGAACGCAAAGTATATTGCGCCAATGCCGGGCTTTGTGCCCGTTGACCCGAACGCCACATATCGCCTCGTTAATGGTGGCACAGATGGCAGCGTTGTGTATGCTGGCGCGGGTGAAGAAGGTCTGCGCAACGTATTCCAGCAAGCCAACCAACTTACTATGGACAACCCCAAGAACGCATACTGGGGCGTAGAAGTCCTTGACCCAGCCACAGGCCAATACAAGCGCGTCGCCGAGAACCAAGGGCCAAACGGCCTCGGCATCGTTGGCGACATCGCAGGCGTTGCGCTGCCTATCGCCGCAGCCATCGCAACTGGCGGTGCGAGCCTTGGTGTGCAGATAGCTGCGGGCGCTGCGGCTGGTGGCCTCGGCGGCTTCCTGTCCGGCAAGGACATCCTCAAGTCCGCGCTAATTGGTGGCGCAACTGCGGGCATAGGCAACGCCTCGGGCCTCAACGACGCTATCGGCGGCGCACTCGGAAAAGCTGGCGGCGCACTCGGCCTTGGCGGAGCTGCGGCCGGTGGTCTAGCTAACGCCGCAGGGGAGGCAACGGGCGACATCGTCGTAACAGGATTGTCGAAGGCGTTACAAGGCGCTGGTTCTGGTGTGCTGCAAGGCTTGACATCCGCTGCATCAAACAATTTAGGTGGCTTGACTGGCTACAAGACGCCAGCGGAGCAATTTGCGCAACAGCCATCACCGATAGCGGAGCCTTTGGCCCCTTACGACGGGATAAACGTAATTGGAAACACAGCCGTAGCTCCTGTTCCAAACTACAGCGGCGCGCTGTCTGGCGTGTTTGAACCAATAGCCACGGACTTCTTACCCAAGGGCGGACTGCCTGAACCGCTACCGTCGGAGCCTACGCCAGTGGTAGAACCTACACCCGCAGACGACACTATCGTTGTCAGCGGGAACAGGGCTCCACCAGTGTCGGGTTCTGGTTCGCCTTTCGGCGCAGCGTTCTCCATTCCCGTCAACGCGATGCTTTCGGGCGCATTTAACGCAGCGCAGCCCCTTCCGCAGCAACAGCCCACTGCGCAGGAACCAACGGCGGAAGACATCGAAGCGGCAAAGAACCCGATGGTCGTCACTGGAGGCGGACTGGAAAGTCTTAATCCAGATGAAATACTCCTCGCTTTGTCTGGCGTTGGTGGCCTTGCCGCTGCCACAGCAGGCGGCGGTGCTGGCGCAAGCTCAAACGTCGTTAACGGCATTGACCAAGCCAACGGTGACATCGTTGTCAGTAAAGCAAAGCCATATCTGTCACCTGAAGCATTGGCTGCTGTAATGGCCAGTGGCGCTCCTACCAGTCTACTACCTGACAACTTCTTTGAGCCACCATCGACAGACGTAAATAAGAAGCTCACTGCCAAAGACATTGCGGACTACCTGCGCCTCGCCAGCCTTGGCGTAAGCACCGTTGGCGGCCTCCTCGGTGACAAGGGTGGTGGCTCTGGCGGCACCATACCCGCAGGCATGGGCGGTCTTAGCTCGGTCTTCGGCAAGCAACTGCCAACGTCGACATTGCTGGGCGGCGCTGGCGGTGGTGCGCTTCCTGCGTCCACGCTGGCGGCACAAGGCTTCCGCAGCCCGCAGAACTATTACCGCTACGGTTACGGCCCAGAGCAGAGCTTCTTCGACTACGCCACACAGGGCGCACCGAACACCAGCCGCGCGTACACTGGCTACGAGGGCACGACGGCAGAGGACGCATTTGCACCGCAGCCAATGCGTATGGCCACGCCGCAGATTACACTGCCGCAGCCGATCACGACGCCTATACCAAACAACCCCGCAGGCCCGTCGATGTACGCTCCAGAAGTTGATAGCATGCGCTTTGCGCGTGGTGGCTTTGCCGTCGAGGGTGCAGGTGACGGTCGCGACGACAAGATCCCCGCGCTCCTGTCCGACGGCGAGTACGTCTTCGACGCGGAGACCGTGGCGCTACTCGGCAACGGATCTAACAAGGCAGGCGCGAAGCTACTCGACAGCTTCCGCGTAAAAGTTCGCAAGCAGAAGGGCAAGAAGCTCGCTCGCGGTAAATTCAGTGATAACGCAAAAAGGCCAGAGCAGTACATGGCCGGAGGACCAGCATAATGGCGCTTACAGACTTTCTCAATAACGGGCAGTTGCCCACTGGCTCGACCTTCAAGTCGCTCACCAGCGAGACCGTGCTGCCCGACTGGTACACGAACTACGCCATGCAGTTGCTGTCCAACCAGCAAGCCCTCGCCGCGCAACCACTGCCGACGTACCAAGGCCCGCGCGTAGCGGAATTCTCGCCGACAATGCAGCAAGGCTTCGGCATGGCCGGTCAAGCAGCCACGGCCTATCAGCCAGCGCTTAATGCCGCCACGCAGGCAACGCAGGGTGCCATCAATGCGCCGGGCGGCCTTGGCGCGGCAGCGCCGTACCTCGGTGCGGCAGGCGCATCGTCCGTGTCGAACATCGGCCAGTACATGAACCCATACACGGATCAGGTCGTCAACCGCATTGGCGAACTGGGCCGACGCAACCTAAACGAAAACCTTTTGCCTGACGTTGAAGGACGTTACGTCAAGGCTGGCCAACTCGGCTTTGGTTCGCGCGACGAAAACATGGGCGGCACGCCATCGGGGATGATGACCGACACGGCGCGCGCCCTTCGCGACACAAACGCCGACATCCTCGGGCAGCAGGCGGTTGCCCTTCGCAGCGGCTTTACCGATGCCACAGGCCTTGCGAGCACTGATCTGGCCCGCCAAGCCGCCCTCGCCACAACGGCAGGCAGCCTCGGCGGGCAGGATCTGTCGCGTCAAATTACTGGCGCAGGACAGCTTGGCGAACTCGGTACGGCTGCGCAGACGCTCGGCATTACCGGCGCGGGCGCACTGCAGCAAGTTGGCGGGGCGCAGCAGGGTCAGGCTCAGAAGAACCTCGACGTGGCATACGCTGACTTCTTGCGTCAGCAGGGCTACCCACAGTCGCAGATTGATGCTACACTGCGTACGTTTAGCGGTGCGCTTTCTGGTGTGCCGAAGGCGACTAAGGAAGAAGGCATCGTGCCACTCGGCTATCAAGAAAAACTAGCGCCAAGCACAGGCGAGACAATCGGCGGTGGATTGGCAGCCCTTGGTGCCATATTGGGCAATTCGCAGTCTGGATCGGCGCTCAATAAGTTGTTGGGAATTTAACGATGTACGAAGACGACACCAGCGCCGAGGATCAAGAACGGGTAGAGGCAATGTCCAACGTGGCGGCCCAAGGTGGTGGGGCCTTAGACTTTGCGCAACTTAGCGATCCAACAAAAGTGCCGGGCCTCTTGCAGGCGATATACCAAAGGCAGTTGCGCGCAGTGGACAAGCAAGAAGCTGGCAACAAGGCCCGCTTTGATGCCGGTACGGCGCTCATTAAAGAGCGCAACAAAGGCCCGACGCAGTCCGAGCAGCTCTTCATGCTGTCCAAGGCGCTTCTCGCGCCGAGGGACTATCGCGGCTTTGGCGGCACTGTAGGCAAGATTTCCGGCGCGTTCAGCGACATATCCGACGTAGAGCGTAAGGCTCGCGAGCAGCGCAACGCGCAACTGGCGGCGCTGCAGAACCAGTACATGGAGAAGAGTGACACCTTCGATGTCGACCGCGCCAAGGCTGCAGCGGACGTCCTGAAGACGGCCGTACCACTGTTTAAGCCAAGCACAAAAGCACCGTACAGGTACGACATCGACGCAAAGGGAACCCTTCGTGAAATACCAAACGAAGTGCACCGCCCGAAGACCCCTGCGCAATACGACGCAATTCCTATTGGCGAGTATTACGTAGTGCCTTCCGGCCCAGATGCCGGTAAAGTTATCCCGAAACAATAAGGGCGCAGGAGATTAAAATGGTAGATTTTTGGTCAAAAGACCTCAAAGCGGCTAAGGCCGCCGAGAGCAGCAGCCCTGAAGGGACCAAGACGTCGCAGGAAGGCATTAAGCGCGGTCAAGACATTGCAGTCAATGAAGCGACTATGGACGCCCAAATCCGCAAGGCAAACGCGGACGCCGCTACGGCCGAGGCTAACGCCATAAAGGCAAAAGCCGACGCAGCGAAGGGCCCAGTCAAAAGCGCAACGGAAGTAGCACTTGAAGCCAAAACGAAAGGCGCGCAGTCTCGCGCTGCCGTCGTGCGCGCGCAGATGCTGAGAAGCATGCAGTTGTACAAGGACGACATCAAAGGCAATCCGGCGACGCGCGCTTTCGGTTACGCCGAGTACTTCGACAAGCCGAGCCTCGGTGGTATCGTTCCTGCGATACCGCAGTTTGAAAGATTTACCAAAGCCAACGCAGCCATCCTGCCGCTGATCCGTCCTCTTGTGGCCCAGTCCGCAAAAGAAGGTGACAGTGACAAGGAAATGGCGGTCTTCATGGCCTATATTCCTGAAGCTGGCGACAGCGACATAGCCATTGAGAGTAAGTACGAAATGCTCGACATGCTTATCGCAGGCATGGCCGACGGCAAGCTGCCCCGAGAAGTCCTAGCGCTCGGAACCAAGCCGCGCAGCTTGGACGAGGTTGAGGCCTCAATCCGTCGCGAGTTGTCGCCGAATGAGGTTAAGGGCTATCGCCTCCCGCAAGAGACGGAAGACCGCATCCGCGCGTTGTACGACCAAAAGAAACTGACACCAGAAAATTACGCCGCCGTTGTTATGGACGGCGCGATAAAGGCTGGCGTTCCGACGGACGAGGCATTCGTGGCCGACGCTCTTGCGCAAGGCAAGACCACCGTCGACAATATGAACAAGGACGTCGGGTGGGGCGGCTTTAGCTACGATCTGGTGGATAAAGAAGAGAAGGAAAACATGGGCCTGCTTGGCGCGTCTGCGCGCGGCGTCGTCAACCTTCCTTACAGTGCACTCGAAACCTTCGGCGAAACCGGCCGCGCACTGACGGTTAACCTGCCCGAGACCGCGCAGTTTATGGGCAAAGTGGCGGGTGACATAATTGGCGTCACAGACGGCGAGACCATCGCCGCCATCGGCGAGCATTACGCCAATCAGTACGGCACCGAGCAAGGTTTCCTTGAGGCACTTGCCGAACGCCCTGCCGAGATCCTGATGGACGCCAGCACGGTTGTTGGCGGCCTCGGCGCGGTGGGTAAAGTCGCAAAGGCTACTGAATTAAGCAAGCTACTCGACCCTGTCCGCTTGGCCACACGCGTTGCAAAGATGCCGTTTCAAGCCAGTAACGTCGTTGCAAAAGCAACCGGCGAAGTCGGCGCGAACGTCCTCGGCGTGACGACTGGCGCTGGTATCGAGGCCGTCAAAGAGGCGGTTCGCGCTGGTAAGGCAGGCGGCGAAAAGGGTGCGGCATTCGTTGAGAACATGCGTGGCGGCGGCGACATGGAAGCCATCTTGGCCCAAGCTCGCGAGGCTGTCGGCAACATCCGCAAGGATGCCTCGGAGGCATACCGCAACGGCATGGTCGATGTTGCCAAGGACAAAACAATCCTTGACTTCCAACCCATATACGACCGACTGGGCAAGTTGCGTGACCGCGCGTTTATGGGCGATAAGGTTAAGAACCCCTCGGCCGCTGCCGTGTACGAAAAGGCAAAGGGCATTGTGGACGATTGGGCCGCAGGCGATCCTGCGCAGTTCCACACACCAGAAGGTATGGACGGCCTGAAGCAACGCCTCGGGGATCTGTCTAACGACTTTGCCACAGATAACAACCGCCGCGCGGCATCTATTGCAACCGGTATTTATGGCGAAGTGCGCGACGTCGTGGCCAAACAAGTGCCCGGATATGCTAAGGTCATGAAGCAGTATCAGACTGCAGCGGAGCAGCTTTCTGACATCGAGCGTTCGCTGTCGTTGAAAACTGGCGCGCCAGTTGATACCAGCATCCGTAAGCTACAGTCGATCTTGCGCAACAACGCAAATACCAACTATGGCCGCCGCGTTGACCTTGGTCGTACTTTAGAGGAAGCCGGTGCAGACACCATGTTCCCAGCAATGGCTGGGCAACAGTTAAGTGCTACCACGCCACGCGGCCTTGGTGCTGTAACGGCAGGCGGTGGTGTCATAGGCGCGATACCGACTGGCGGCACGTCACTAATAGCGTTGCCTTTGGCATCGCCACGTCTCGTTGGTGAGGCTGCGTATGCTGGCGGCCGTTTTGCTGGCGGAGCGTCGGACTTTGCGCAAAACTTGGCAAGCCGCGCCGCGCCTATCAGCGACACTGTGACAAAACTTGCGTCGAAATACCGCTTGCCAGTATACGGGGCCGTGGGCGCGGCAAACGTCATTGAGCAAGCTTCCCAGCCAGAAGACGTGCAAGTTACCGCAGTTAGCGGCTACCCACAGCAGCCTGCGGCCGATCTTGCCGCGCGTTACCCGCAAGCTGCGCCGCAAGCGCCTGCACCCCAAGCGCCCGTGGTTGACGATATGTCAATCGACGCCATGAACGCGTCGCCAGAGGGCATTGTGATTGACAAAGTTACGGGGCGCGAGGTGACGTTTGATCCAGATACTGGCCGCAGGTTTTATGCCGACACCGGCGAGGAGTACGACAGCCCTGAAATCGGCATGTACCGTGGCGGCCGCGTGCAGAAGTTTGGCAATGGCGGCCAGCCAAAATCGGAAGGCTATGACTACGGCAACGCGGCTCGCACGTTCGGCCAAGGCCTGACCTTCGGCTTTGGTGACGAGATCGAGGCGCGCTTGCGCACACTCGCGTCTAAAGACCCAAACGCGTACCGTAATGAAGTCAACCGCATTCGCATGATGCAGGAGCGTTACGGCGAAGCTAACCCCAAAATGGCTATGGCGCTTGAGGGCGCAGGCATGATCGGCGGCTCAATGCTTGCACCAAGCCTTGGCGGCGCGCGGATACTTGCAAGTGCGCCACGTGCTGTACGTTTTCTTGCCCATGGGGCCGACGACTTAGGCCAAGGCGCACTATACGCCGCAGGCCAAGCACGGACGATGCGCGACGAGCCTATGAGGGACAAAGCTGGGCGGGTACTGCGGGATAAAGCGGGCCGCCCCATACTGGGTGGAGGTGTCGCGAGTACCATTCGTGAGGAGGCCCCGATCAACGCCGCGTTCTACTTAGGAGCGTCAGGCGCAGGTGCGGGTGGTAAGTACGCCGTGAAGAAAGCAGTTGGCACTAATCGCGGCTACCAAGCTGCGCTGACTGCCAAGCGTTTACTCGGAAAGAACTAAGGGGTGGCCAGAGGTCCGAAAAGACTTGCTGTTGAGGGCATACTTCGCGCCGCGTCGGACTACATCCCCGACGCCATTGAGACGCCGCTGCGTCGCGCTCTTGGCGTTGACGTGCCACGTGCCCCTCGTCCGCGTCAAAAGCCCAAAGTACGCACCGACAACCCCGGCGGTGAGTGGCTCGAGCATGAGCGCCGCCGAGCAGATGAACGTGTCCGCAGTGGCGGCACCAAGGTCAGTGGCGCGGTCACTGGCTATCTCAAAAAACCGATTGAGCTCGACCCGCGCAAGTTGGAGGTTATACCCGGTGCCAGAAATGAGCGCCGCGTGCCGGGCGAGTTCCAGTACGACCAGCTCCGCCCGTCTATGGAAGAGAAAGGTTTTCTGCCAGACAGCCCGATCCTCGTTGGCATCAACCACCGAGGCGAGCCCTACATCATCGAGGGTAATACCCGCGCCGCCGTTGCGCGTGACATAGGCATCGACCGTATCCCCGCCGAGGTCCGCTACTTCGCTGGCGGCGAGGGCGTAGAGGGGCCGATGATGCCTGAGCTGCTTGAAAAGTACATGCCGCCATCGGAGCTGTCACTCGACCCGAACTTTCGGCGGTTCTTTGAGGGCAGCAAAGCCGTTGACGAGTACGGCGAGCCTCAGAGGTTCTTTCACGGCACTTTAGCACCAAGAGGCATTGACGCGTTTAGGTTCAACAGCCATTTTGGAACCGCATCCCAAGCAAACGAACGTGTACAAAGCCTCGCGGAGATGGAGGACGACTACCGCCATCGCTACCTCTATCCGTCTGGGGCTTACCAAGCTCCGCAAGTCATGCCGGTGTATCTGAACGCCCAAAACCCCATGCGGTTTGAAGACACAATGTTTGAAGACTGGCGTGAGCCGATTAAGAAAGCAAAGGCCCTTGGGCATGACAGTATCGTGTACCTTAATCGCGGTGAAATGACAGAAGATCAACTTGCTAAAAACAAAGAATTAACAAATTTGTGGGGAATGCGCCTCTCGGACGATTACCTTCGCAGTGAAGTTCCGGGCGTTGCTGATAGTTACATCGTCTTCGACCCCAAGCAGATCAAGTCCGCCAGCGGCAACCGTGGCACGTACGACCCCGACGACCCAGACATCAACATGGCGCGCGGCGGTCTCGCCGTGAAGCCAAATAAGTTCGCCGTTAAGAGAAAAAGGAAGTAAGCATGGCAAAGCGCAAAAGTCCTAAACGGATGGTTGTCGAGGGTGCCATAGAAACCGCCTCGGATTACATCCCCGACATCTTGGAGAAGCCGCTGCGTCGCGCGCTTGGCATGTCGGATCTTGCTGCCAAGAAACAGAAGCCGCTGGCTGCTAAAGCTACACCAACGGGCAAACCAAAGGTATCTACGCCAACGGCCACCAAAACAAAGCCGCTTGCAGTAAAGACGGAAGCACCGCCGACCGCGCGTCGGACAATGACGCAAACGCCAAACCTGCGCAACATGGACACGCCTACCGCCATCGAGGTAGCCAAGACAGAACCGCACCTTATTCAAGATGCCAGCGGGCAGTACGTAGGCGCACCGCGCGGCATGATGACGGCGGATGACATCGCAGCAATGCGCGCGTCCTTTGACGCTGATGTAGCACAAGGCGCAGAAGGCGCAGACTGGTACACGCGCGCTCGTGCATCAAACGTCGATCTGGCTGGGCCCGACCCCGCAAGGCAGCGCTTGCTCGCGCAGGAACAGGCCCTGTGGTCCGCTCAAGCCAACCCAGACACCAACCTTAACTTTGCCATGCAAGGCCACAACGCGTACGAAATGGGCGTGCCCCTCGACAAGGTGCGTACGGGACAACAAGCTCGCACGTACACCGCTGCACGCGACGCGGGGGTAGACATACCCCTCGGCAAGAAGACCGGCATCTATGGCATGCACCTAGATCCGACATCGCCTTACGCCACGACGGGCACGAACGACATCTGGCATGCTCGCGGTTTCGGCTACAAGGATAACGACGGCGGCATGTTTTCGCGTGCGCTATCGGACCAAGAGCACCGCTTCTTGGATTACGAGACCATGCTCGCTGTCGAACGCGCAAACGCCAATAAACTTGCAGGGCGCGACGACTGGCTTGCGCACGAAATCCAAGCCGCGCCTTGGGTAGCAGGAAAAGGTCGTGGACTTGCGCAGAACATAGCGGGTGCGGGCAACGAGGTATCACCAGCGCAGCTTGACGAGGGCTTGCGCCGAGCGGGTATGACGTACCCAGACTACCTCGACAAATACACTGCCAACGCCACGTACGAGCAGGTGCCGTACTCCACTTCGGGGCATCTCGAAGGTATCGGCGCTGGTGACGAGGCCATACGCAGAGAATACTCGCAACAGCCCAGCTTGTCGTGGACCGGCAATTCCGACCGAGATATGCTTTACGACGCATTAGGCGCGTATCAATCACCCACAATCGGCGCTACAGGTGTCTACACACCCCCCGGCGGATCTTTAGAAACCAACGTAGCGTTTAACGCGCAGCCACTTGTCGGCCTAACAGAAGGTGGCGTAGACCCCGCATCGCGCGGCATGCTTGACTTTGCTGAAACACTTCGCGGGTACTTAGGCGCGCAGGGTGCCAGTGCTTGGCACAAAACCCTTACAAATGTTCCTGCGGGACAACAAGGCTCCGTGCTCATTCCTGCGGAAGGCCCTGTGCCCGCCGAGACATTGGTCGAACTCGGCAATTTGGGCGGGAAGTACGGTGTTCCAGATTTTGTTGATACGGGCAAAGGTGTCACCATGACCAATTTCGATCCAGAGGTCGGTCCGCCAAGCGGTGCGGCTACGGGTCGCAATCTTAAGGGTGACTTTGGCGGTGGTATTCAGGACATCATGTCTTCTGACCCACTTCGCGTAAAAGTAGACAGTTCGTACATACCGCTTCTCGAAGCTGGCAGCGATGCTGGGCAAGGTGTTGCGGGATCTGGCTACGCCACGGACAAGCTTCTTTCTATGGCCGCCAGATACCCCATCGCTGCGAAAAAACTTGAAAGCGGAAACATTCAGGCGCGAGCAGTGCGCCAAGCGGACCTCGACGAGGATTACGCAGCGCGCGGCTTTGGTGCCACTCGCGAAGACATCCAAACAGCGCGGCGCATTTTCAGCGAGCGTGGGTTTGAAGGCCTTCGCGAAGCACGCAGGCAGGGTGTGGCGCTGCCGGGCATAGCCGCTCTTCTCAGTCTTTACGGTCTTGAGGGGGGCGAGGAGGCTGACGGTGCTGGTGGCTTCTAAAAGCCACCGCCCCCGTCGTACGCCTCGCAATATCCAACTGTTCTTCTTCCGTGTACGGCGGCTCGTGAAAGCCGCCCCATTTAGTCTTTACGTAAACCATCTTTGTTTCTCCTTTTCATTTTCTCTATAGTGGGTTGATTTAGGTAATCTATGGCCTTTTGAAGGCGTTCGGGGTCGTCGCGCAAAAGACCCATGCCAGTGTTGCACTGCGTGCAGAGAACACCGCGAGGCGTCTTTGTGTCGTGGCAGTGATCTGCGTGGGTCTGCTTAGACGGGCGAGACCTAAGATCGTCACCGCAGATGGCGCACTTGTAATCTTGGAACGTCAACACCTGCTCCATTAATTCGGGCGTGAAGCACGCCAACTTTAGATTGTTACGCCGAACCGTGTCCTTGTTTGCATCGCGCCACACCTTGTTTTGAGCATAAATGCGCTCTTTGTTTTCCTCTCGGTACTTTGCGTTAGCTACACGTCTTTTGGCCTTATGCTTTTCGTGTTGTTCGCGCGCGTACGCCCGATGCTTTTCGGGTTCATCTGCGTATTTTTGTTTTGCCCATTCGCGCCTGTAGGCTTTGCGCGCTTCACTTTCCGCCACGGGACCGCAGTGCCTCCAATAATATCTCCTGCACGCTCTTCTTCGATGACAGTCGCTCCATGACCATGTCGTCGACCGTGTTGCGGGCGAGGATGGGGTAGATGTGCACGGGTCTATCATAGCCCGCCTGCTTCTGGCGCATGGGCCCGATGCGTTCGATGATCTGCATGTGCTCTTCCAAATTCCAGTTAACGCCGAAGAAGGCAAGAATGTTCCCGCCGTCCGCTAAGTTTAATCCGTGCCCCGCCGACGCAGGGTGAGCGAATAGTAACGGCACCCGTCCGGCGTTCCACTGCCTGATCGTATCAGGGTCAGCGTCCAGCACCCGACCTTGACGGAAACGAGCTTGTAGACGTTCGAGATCGTGCTTGAAGTTATAGGCCACAATGACCGGCGCTCCGTTGGCCTCCTCGATAATACTCTCCAGCGCATCCAGTTTCGCGGCGTGCACATCCTCCCACTCTCCTACTTCGTTCGTGTATATGGCTCCATTGGCAATCTGCAAGCACTTCTGCGTGCGGACCGCCGCATTGGGTGCCTCAACACCCTCCTCGTTAATTATGGCGAACATCTCGGCCTCCATCTCGGCATACGCAGCGCGCGCCTTCGGAGGAAGGTCGACGTAGATTGACGTCGTTATTGGCTCGTCCACCTGCAGGCCTTTGACCGTCAGGCAAATGTCCTTCAACTTCTCCTCGACCTCGCCCTGCGTGTGCTCGTGCGGCACGAGGCTGTAGCCGTCATAGCCCTTGCGGAACCAGCGGCTCTCGAAGGCACTGAACGTCTTGCCCAGCCGCTCGCCTTGGTCGAGAAACCATATCTGACCCCAAAGATCTTTGACGCCGTTCGGCGCTGGCGTCCCTGTAAGCCCTATGAAGCGGGTGACGTGCGTGTGGGCCACCTGACCCAGCGCGCGTGCCCTCGACCCACCCTGACGGATGCGGTAGGACTTCAGGCGGGTGAACTCGTCGGCCACCACGGTCTTAAACGGCCACGCGTCACCGAGTGCGGTCCGTAGCCAAACGAGATTGTCGTAATTCGTGCAGTAGATGTCGGCTGGCGTGTCGAGCGCTGCCTGACGCTGCTTCGGCGTGCCGGTGATGACACTGACCCGCAAGTGCGACAGGTGCGGCCACTTCGCCACCTCGTCGGGCCACGTCGACTTGGCCACGCGCAGCGGTGCCAGCACCAGAACAGGGAAGACGTCCTCGACCGTCGACAGGTTGTCGAGTGCAGTCAGCGTGGACACGGTCTTCCCGCCGCCCATCGGCATCCACAAAGCGGAACGGCGCACCTTGTACAGGTGCGCCATCGCCTCCTTCTGATAGTCGTGTGGCTTGAAGGTCACGCAGCCTCCGCTTCTAGTTTGGCCAGCTTGACGTACTCCTGCACGCGCTCCAGTGCGTCGGCCCAGTCGTCGGCGTAGTGGTCGCCGAAGAACGGGTCGCGCTCCTCGTCGTCGCAGATGTCGCGCTGACCCCAAACGATGATGCTGCTATTGTACTCGCCGAAGTCGTAACTGCGGTACGTCTCGATGTCGATGCCGTACTCGTCAGCCAACCGCTTGGCTTTGCGGCGGATGGTCGCCTCGGTGTCTTTGACCTTGACCTTGGCAGGCAGCACCTCGGCCAGCGCCACCTTGCGTGCATGGTCGATGCGGTAGACGGCGGTGACCCGCGCGCGACGCTTGACCTTGGCGTCACGGATCGAGACGATGTTGCTGCTCAGGCCGCAGCAGTAGCGGCGGCCCTGCACCACCTGCCAATGGTTACCGGCGACGACGAGGTATAGCGTCTTGCCGTCGCGCTCGTCGCTCTTCAACCAAGCGGCCAGCGTTGGGTTGGTCTTCGGCGTGAGGGGGTTGAGCTTGGCGGCCGACGACACGTGGTAGCCGAGCAGGTTGAGCGACTTGATGATCTCCCAGTCGTGCGTGCCGGTGACACTACGCTTCTTGTTGACGAAGCGGATGACGGCGGACGCCTCGGCGGTGTCGATGCCTGTGATGATCGAAAGTGCCGCTGGGCCGCAGAAGCGGTTGTGCCCCTTGGCTGCGCGCTTGACGGGTTTGAGTGTTGCGGTAGGCATGGTATTGTACTCCTTCTTCGTTGCTGATGCCCCCTTATACCACCTGCAACAAGATATTGCAACCCCTTATTTTTAGCCAGTTCGCACTTTCTGTACGATTTCGTCGATTTCTTCCTTGCTGGTCGCAATAAACACCGGAATGCCGTAGGTCTGCATGCGCTGGATCTCGTGAGCCTGCACCTTGCTGACGCGGTCGCCGTCCGCCTTGATCTCGATGAAGGCCGCGTTGGGCCACGTCCACCACACAAAGCAGTCAGGGCAGCCGTTACGGCCCTCCCAACGCACCTTGCGGTACTGACCCCCACTCTTCTGCACGACGTGCTTGAGATGGTCCTGCAGGCGTCCTGCAGGCGTCACTTGACCGCTGCGTAGCAGCCAAAGTTGCCCCAGCGCCAAATTGGGTCGACCGAGCGAAACATGTGCAACTCGCTCATCAAGCCTGCCTCGGTCTGTTGGTGCATTACCGGCGCGAGGGCGACGGCCTTGTCAACAATCTCTTGATCGGTGAAGGTCTTGCGCTTAAACGTCAGGAGCTGCGCAGACAGGCTGTTGTCAAGCCGCCGGTCATTGCTGTGCAGTTTCTCAGCAACCAACAGCACGCCACCGACAACCAGTGTGTCGTGACACCGTTCAAAGAACTCGGCGCGGTCGCGGTACGGCATGAACTGCGCGGTGAAGACCGAGACGATCACACTGGCTGGGTCCAGATACACGTTGAGAATGTCCTCTTTGATGAAGCGGATGCCGTCGGCAGGCTCAGGCTGTATGTCACGATCTACGCCAACGTAGCTCACGTCCGCGCGCTTATCGACCTGCTTCAGCAGCCGACCCTCCGAGCAGCCGACGTCAAGCACCGTGGTGTCCTCCTGCGCAAAGTCGAACATGATGCGGTTGAGGATGGTGTCCAGATGTGAAAGCATCGGGATCGACCGCGCGATGTGATCGTCAAAGTCCTCGACCTTGGAAAAGTCAAACGAGTTCATCTAGTATGCGCTCCCCTATATGGCGGACGACCGGCACGGTCATCCCATTCATTCTGAATTGCTCTGTTCGGGACAGGCCCAGACCGTCAAAGTGTTTGTCATCAATACCCTGCAGCCGCAAGCGTTCGTGCGGCATGACGCGGCGCAGGGTGCCGTCTGCGTGAAGGACGACGTCGGTAAAGCTTTTGTAGTCCCGCTTGGTCAGCGTGCTGCTCAATCCGCGCACCGCAAATTCGTCAGTGCGCTGGCGAGTGAAGAAGGCAACGCCTTGCCCCCCGCCTTTTCCGAGCGACGTACAATCGTCTTGCAGTTCGCGGTCGTAAGCTTTGAGCCGTCTGGCGGTGTCTGATCCACTACGTTCCGCAAACTGGAAAAGGTCGGTTCCGGTGGGGATGCCGTCACGCGCGGCCACAATGTAAATACGGCGTCGACGCTGTGGCACTCCGAAGTACTGGCTGTCGAGTTCCGACCAAGTCGCATCGTACCCGAGCTGGGCCAACTCGCCGAGGATACGGTCGAGGCCTCGTGCGCGAAGGGCAAATACGTTTTCCACGATTGCGAAGCGTGGTCGTAGCTCCGCGATACACTGCCGGTAGTATTCCCAAAGCCCTGATCTTTCACCGTCTAATCCTTTCTTTGTGCTACTGCCGATGCTTATATCTTGGCAAGGGAAGCCGCCTGTAAGTACGTCCACGCCAGCCAGTTCGGAAAACGGAACCGAGCGAACGTCATTGTGTATAGGCACGGTCGACCAGTGCTTGGCCAGTACCTTCTGGCAGGCCTTGTCCTGCTCGCAGAACGCCACCGTCTTAAATCCGCCGGTCTGCTCCAACCCAAGGGTGAAACCGCCAATCCCACTAAATAAGTCTAGTACAGTCAGCATATCACTCCTTTCGGTAGCGCAGGCCCTCGAAGCCCGCAGCCGATAGTGGCAGGCCTATCGACCAGCTCGGGTTCGTTGACATCATTGTCGCCAGCACGTCGGCCTCATATCCATTGTGGTTGGGCACCTCGCACACAAGCTCGTCGTGCACGCGCAGGACGACTGGATAGTCGTTCTCCTCGGCGCGGCGCATGCCCGTCATGAACACGTCGCGCGCCACGGCCTGAACGATGTTCTCGACCAGCTTGCCGTAGTACGTCTCCTGCAGCTCCCACTTGCGCGTGAACTGGTTCAGGCCCTCGTACATAAGCTTGCCGCCCTCGTCGATGTGCATGTCGCGATAGCACAGGTAACGGCCAGACGGCAGGCGGCAGCGGACGTACCAGACGCCGTCGGGCCCCTGCATGCGGTCGAAGCGCGCCATGTTATCGCGTACGGCAAAGCTCTCGCCTTCCTCCCGCACGGCCGAGCGCGCCGCGCCCTCGATGTCGTACCAGAAGCGCTTCGTCGCAGGGTGCGCCTTACGCCACGCATGCACGATGCCCATGATAGTCTCGTCGTCCATTGCGTCGAACACCGCGCCGCCCATCTTGCGGTACGCACCGAGCCCGCCGCCGTAGCCTCCTGCCAATTCAGGCACCTTGCCCTGCGTCTGACGCTCGGACTTCGTCACGTCGAATGGATCCTTGCCGAGGATGCGCCCAGCGGTGACCTTGTACAAGTCTGCGCCCTCGCCGCGATCATAGGCCTTGAAGGCCTCGATCTTCCACTCCTCGCCCGCCATCCACGCAAGGACGCGACCCTCGATGTTGGACAAGTCGGCAATGGCAAACTTCTTGCCCTTGGCCGCGACCAGACAACCGCGAACGGCAAAGGCGCAGCGCTCACTGACATTATCGTAAATAAGGTCTTCGCAGTCCGTCTTGAACGCGACGATTGTCTGCTCCTGCGCCACGCCATCGAACCAGTCAGGCGAGCGGGGCAGGTTCTGCGGTTGAAAGATACGCCCCGCGTCACGGCCTGTACGAGCCGCGCCGCAGAATTGCATCGTGCCGCGCAAGCGACCGTCAGTCGAGGCTGCGTCCATCAGCGCGCCGTACTTGGCAGGCGACGTGGCCGAGGCCTGCTGCCGGATCTCAAGCAGCTCACGCGTCAGCGGATCTAGGTCACTTTTCATGAGGGTCTCGACGGTCGCCTTCGTCAGGTCTTCCAACTCAAGGCCGCGCACCGTGCGCAGGTACTGCAGAAGCTTCTCGCGCTGCGTCGTGTTCGGAACCGCGCCGCCCGTCAGACTGGCAGCACGAGCGGCCAAAGATCCAGAAGCTCGTCGAAAAGCTCGGATTGCTGCCTTGGCGAGGTCAACATCGACGGCGATACCACGGTCGTTAATTCCTTGGTCAAGTCGCCAAAGGTGGCACTCACCATGTGTATAATTCCATCTTGGTAGGCGTCCGTGTATGTTTCGCATTGCGTCCACATCCAGCCGGGCGTACTCGGTGAAATTCGACCAGTCATCTGCATGCGTCTCCGCCGTTGCCCGCCGTATTTTCCAGTTCCTTGGACACGGCTTCGTGAACAACTGTATCAGCTTTTTACCCGACTTGTCTTTCGCTTTATCGACTGGGACACCAAGAATGTCACACAGCGTCCCAAGAGACGCAGGAAGGCTGTGCGCAAGCGCCATGACCATAGTGTCCTCGATCTTGTCGAGGGGCACGTGCACGCCGCAGTGGCGCAGCACTGTGCGGTCGAATGCGCTGTTGTGGATGACGACCATGTCGGCACTGTCTATCAATGCCTGCAGGCGCTCGCGCCAGTCAGGGTGACCCTGCGTGCAGTCCCACACGTCGGTGGGCTGGTTGTCTACCGCGACCGCCACAAGCAGCACCTCGGCCTCTTCGGCGTAGCGGTGCGCGCCGTGCTTGATCGGCACGGTGCTGTATGTCTCAAGGTCAAGCCAGAGCGTGCTCACGAGGCACCCGATTGACCGTGTTCAAACCGTGCGCTGCGCGCAGCTTCAGCGGCGGCGACTATCTTGGGGTGGTCACCGCTGTAGCCTTTATCACCGTGGCCCAACAACCCCCATAAACCTAGTGCATGCGCTTCTTTCTCTGTGCGCTTGTGGCCACAGGTATCAACGCCGCAAACGCGCTCACCACGCCCATCAAACTCAATGCCAATCTTGTCGCACAGTGGGCACACGCAGAACAGGTACGGGCCGTCCATCTGGCCACCACGGCCCCCCTCGTCCCCATCTTCGCGGGGGTAGGTGTCTACCACCCACCACTGATCGCAGGCGCTTCCAGCGGCCATGTAGTGGTCGAAACTACCCATCACTACGTTGTGGTAAGGCTCGCCTGCGACAAGCAAACCACGCGCTTCGGTGGCCGCACCAACGTAAGCCAGCTTGCGGTATGCGTCTGGGTCGTTGAAGTTGTCCGGCTTTACCTCGATCCAGTAATTTTGATCTGGCAAGAAGAAGTCCGGCAGATAATAGCCGAGGCCATGCTCGGTCAGGTCAAACCCTTCAGGCTCAAACTGCCAACGCAGGCCAAGGTGATCGAAGAACACCGCCCAACGCGCCTCAAGGCGGCTGCGGAAGTGGTAACCTTTGTAACGTGTTTCGATTGCTTTAGTCATGCTGATACATCCTCCATTCTGGTGAGCCGCGCGCTCGTGTATCAGCAACGCAGGAGCACCCGCACCACGCGCGGCTCGCCAGAATAGAGGTGCGTTGGTCTAAGGGTGGATAGCAGACCAACGCACCAGTCTTATACAGTTAGAGCAGATCCATGCCAAGAGCCTTTTTGTAGGTCTCTAATATGGCTTCCATTTCCGCACGGTCATCCGCTTCCATCTTCCGCAGGCGGACGATTTGTCGCATGATCTTCGGGTCAAAGCCGACGGCCTTGGCCTCACTGTAGACGTCCCGAATATCCTCCGAGACGCCTTTCTTTTCTTCCTCCAGACGCTCAACACGCTCGATCAAGAGGCGCAGTTGCTCTTCACTGGAGTTGTGACCGATTACGCTCACAGGACGTCGTCTACGTCTGCCTTGGCCTTAGCGAAGGACGCAAACTCGTCCGCCGATGCCGCGCCCGAACCGCCGCCGAAGCTTTGGCCTTCGCCGGTCAGCATGACGCCGCGCAGCGAACAGTTGATGCGACGGCCCCACTTGTTGTCCTGCGCCCAGACTTCGATGGAAGCGTTCACAACCGCGCCGCTAAACGCCTTGCGGGTGATCTCGGCCTTGCCAACGACGGGTTCGCCGTACTGGTCGTACACGGACGGTTGAACCGTCGCGTTACGGGTGCCGAGGTAGAACGTCTTTTCAAAGCCAGCGTAAGGCTCGCCAGTCTTATTCGACCGGTACTCGCGACGTGTGTACGCAACCTTGCCGTCCTCGACAAGCTTGGCCAGTACAGTGTCGGCCTTGTCCTTCCACGCCTCTTTCGCCTCGGCCGTGATGGCCGCCTCGATAAGCTTGGAGTTTTCGGAGTTTGGCTCGATGGGGAACTTGGCACCATATGCCGGTTCACCCTCGCCGAATGCCTGTGGTTCGCCCAGTGCGGGGAAGGCAAGCGTTACGTTTTTGAGCAGTACTTGAGTAGCCATTTTACATTATCCAATCTTCAGTTTGCAGTTAAGTCTCGGAAATCATCCAAGACAGGTTTTACGTCCATTGCTGAACGCTTATCGGTGGCGAGTGCCACTGATGGTTTGCCGTCGCTGCGGGTGATTAGCTGTTCAGCCTTCGCCCACCGCTTCGGATTTTCTTTCAAGAGCTTCTCGGCCTTCGTGGCGCTAATCAGCTTGAAGTCGTACATCTCCTCTTGACGCAGTCGGAAGCTCTTGAAGAGCTGCTCGACGGCACTCTCGTCGGACCACGCGCGGTTGCCCTTGCGCCCCTCGACAAGCTTGTACCCGTCAACGGTCTGGCCCGCAAGCAGTCTTCGCTCGACCTCGGCACGCACTGCCTTACACCAATCCTCGACCAAGCCGACCTTCGACATGGCCATCGGCAGGTAGTTGTCGCCTGTCTGGCTGTCGACCGTCTGCGGTACGAATTCGTCAATCGTAGCCGCGCCGAAGACGATATCGGTGACTTCCGCACGCAAGGCTGAACACGTTGCCTTTGCCTTGCAGAAGCGGCACTGCTTCTCGCCGGGGTTGAACGTCGGTTCTTCCCAGCGGACCGTGTCTGCCGCATGGCGCGCAGTGTCACCAAAGGTAAGTAATTCACTTACCGGTATCTCCCACTCGCTGACGTGGTTCAGGCGGGGCATGTGGATGACCATGCCGACGCGCTCGAAATCCGTTACAAGGCTGTACTCCTCCAGTGCGCCGAGGGCATATAGTTGGAGCTGCGGATTGTCGTCCGCGTCCACACGCACGCCCATGCCGTACTTGAGGTCGATCACCTCAATCGTCTTGTTGGGTATGTCGATGATAACGACGTCGCTAGTGCCAGTGGCACCATCCTCGCCGGTGATGTGCCCAATGCCAAGCTTGCACTCAACGTACAGGCTCTTGCCTTGCGCGCGGTCGCGAACGAGGCGAACGTAGTCGTCGACGTACTCGGCCATGTCCTTTGTAATTGGCCACAGCACGTCCTCGCCGTGATCATCAAAGGCAATCTTCTTGCCGACATAGTCACTGGCCTTGCTGCTCGGATCTTCAAGCACCATAGCCGCCAGCTCGTGCGCTGCGGTGCCCTCGCGGGCGTAGGCACTGCTGGTGTCGGGTATGTCTGCCTCAAGGGTGACGCTGCCGGGGCACGCCATCCAGCGATGGGCCCCCGACGGTGATAGCTTTGCGTGCAGCATCATAGCTTATCCTGCAAGGCTGCGACCAACTCGGGCCAACGTGCGGGGTCGAGCTGCGACGCGCGGGCAACGCCGAACTGCGACAGGATCTCCTCGACGACTGGCTTGCCCTTCGTCTGCACCACGGCCAGCACGACTGGCGTCACGTCGGTTTCAAACGACAGCGTTTCAGAGACCGATGCCGCAGGGGCAGGGGTAGAAGAGGGTTCCGTCGTCGTTGGCTGGCTCTCGGTAGCCTCCGCAGCGGGCGCACTCTTGGGTGCGTTTCCCTCCGCCTCTGCCTTGGTAGCACCACGCGGAAACGTAGTAGGCGTTGTGCCCTGCAGGCTGGCACCAATGGCCAGCAGCTTATCGGCCAGCTCAAGAATGCTGTTGCCTGTTACTTCAATCTTAATCATTTTTCTGCTCCTTCAGTTGTTCGATAGTTTCATCACGCGTATCAAGCATCAGTTCGAGTACGTCGATTTTCTGTTGCAGCTCGTATACCCTGTCGTCGAGGCGGTTGGCGTCGCGTTCAAAGTCGTCGGCGCGTTCCTGCAACTCGTCGATCTCCCGCGCGTTTTCGAACTGCACTTCCTCCAGACGCTCGGCCAGCGCGACGGCCAGCTCCACGTTCGGGTTGTACTTCGCCTCTTCGATGAGCAGCTTGTCCTCATCGGTGCGATAATAGCTGCGGTCTTTTAGAAGTTCCACGGTTCTGCTCCTTGTTCCTTTGCAAGCTTGCGCGCCTCGCGCTTGCCTGACACGTTAAATGCAGCCACGTTGGACCGACGTCCGTCCGTGATGCGGTTGATGTAGAGGGTTGGCGGGTAGCGCTTGCTACCCACCGTGTACTCTGCGGCCAAGATGCTGTCAGCCATTATGCTTTCCTCGCTACGATTTTAACTACAGTGTAGCCCTTGGCTACCTTTTGGTTCTTGCTGAACCAGCGACCGTCAACGCCCAGCTCGCGAAGCTTGGCTTCGGCGGCCTTGGCGTCGAGCGACTGGCGCTCGGCGACCACGGATACCGTGGCGCGGAACGTGTCACCTTCGTGGGCACCTGCGCCGAGATCTTTGATCTCTTCAAGAAGGAAGGCTTCAACCTCCTTCAAGCGGGCGATCTCGGCCTTGATGTCACCAAGCCGGTCGACTGGGTGAATGTTACTGATGGTTGCTAATACGGTCATATCGGGTACTCCTTGTTGCTGAGAACCCCCGTATGAACCATGCAAATGCGTATTGCAACACTTATTTGCATTATTTTACTCGTAGAAGATTATTTTTCCGCCTTCCAAACGCAACGGGCCATCCTTCTCCTTGCTAAGTGCCTGAATTGCGCGGGTTACAGACTGCCTGCGCGTGTCGCGCTTGCCGTCCTCGGGTGCCTGCAATGCGGCCACGGCGCGGTCGATTAACTCCACTGCGCCGACAATGCTTTGCTCGCCGAACAGTGTCATGATCTCCAACACGTGATTTTCTACACGTCCGCGACGCTTCAGACCCAGCCGCTCTTCCTCGACCTTGGTCTGCAATTCTGCTGGCACGGCGACGCAGCTCGTGATGATGTCACCGTCATTGTCAATGCCGACATCGACGACTTCAAGTCGGAAGGGCCAGCGTATGCCGTCCTCGCCGTCCTTCATCTTCTCGAGGATGATCTCGCGCTCGCCATTCTCGTGACGCACCACCTCGATCTGGACGTCGGCTGCAGCCTTCAAGCCCGACCAGCCACGCACGCCCTTGCTTAGATCCTTACCGGCGTGTGCGACGACGAGGTTCATGGCACCCGTTGCACCGTGCAGAAGCTTGAGGTTAGCCAACGCTCGGCCCATGTCCTCGGACGTGTTTTCATTCGCGCCCGGCGTGACCTGCGCAAACGTGTCGATCACGACCACGTCGATTGGGCCGATGTTATTGATCTCGGCCATCACCTCAGAGATTTCGTCGTTGTCAAGAAAGTTCGGTGCTGCAGGGATGACGTGCAGGTCGACGCCGCGCAGGTCGAAGTCATGGTAGCGCGCGTATGCCTCACCGCGCTTGCCGATGCCGCCCGCGCCTTCTGCGGCAATGATCACTACACGGCCACGCGTCGTGCGCCGGTCGCGCCATGCAATGCCGCGTGCGATTGAGAATGCCAAATCCAGAGCAACGAACGTCTTGCCAGAGCCCGACGCGCCGAACAGTACGCCCAGCTCGGCCTTGGGCAGCACACCCTTTATCAGCCACTCCATCGGCGGTGCGAGTGTCAAGTCGTAGATCGGCACTGGGCCGAAGCGGCCGACGCTCTTGCTGGGCAGCTCGGCCTGCAGCACTTCGGCCTTGGCCAGTACCGCCTCGCGGGTGTCCGGCTCGCGGTAGCCTGCCTCCTTGGCCATCTTGATGACGGAGCGCATGGTGGTCAGGTGCTTGCCTGTGCCGCCCTTGAAACTATCCCACTGGTGGCGCAGGGCCTCGGTGCTCGGGTACGTGTCGCCGTCGCTCGACCACTCGTCCCAAAGCTCGAAGCCAGTGTCGTCGCCGTCGGTCTCGTGGTGCAGGGCGAAGCCAACACGCAGCCAAGGCTCGCGGCCCATGCTCGGGTCGAGCACGGCCAGTAGGTCTTGCATCTTGGACACGGTCAGGCCGAGGCGTGGCTCACGTCCGGCCATGAAGTCATCAGGGTTGAACGTGTTGTTCGTACGCGCACCGAAGCGCCTGTCGCACAGGGTGCGCGTGGCGTCGTCAACGTCGGCGATTGTGTCCTGATGGCCGAGCACGTCGCAGACAGGCAGTATGTTGCCGGTGAACGTAACAAAGCCGGACGAGCTGAACGTCTCAAAGCCGTAGTCGTCCATCGTCGTCGGGGACTTATGGTTGCCAAGATCCCCCTTCAACGCGGCGCGGATGCCCTTGCCGCTCGGACTGAACTCGGCGTACGTGCGGCTTACGATGCCGCCGATCTCGGCTGGCATGTTGCCCGCAGGGTCGACGCAGTTGTCAAAGTCTAGGAACGTGTAACCGAAGTCGGCCAGTGGGGCAAAGCCCACGCCGTCATAGCCCATGCGTGCTGCGGCCTCACGCGCGGCGAAGAAGGTCGACAGGCGTGCGCGATCCATCGGACTGCCTTGCTCGCCGTGTCGGCGTGTGCCGTCGACCCAGTAGGGCACCTTGCGCGGTTTGGCCTCGCCGATGAAGGGCTCGAAGCGCCAGAGCAGCCAGCCCTGCACTTCGTGCAAAGGCTGCGGGACTTGCACGGCGCGTACTGATGGTGTGATGGGTTGCACGTTCTCCACGTCTACGCGTTCAGCGTTAACGTGTCGGCCACATCGGCGCGCACAAGATCCAGCAATGGCTCGCCATACAGTTTCTGTACCTTGGCGGCCTTGTCAAAGGGCACGTAGCCGCGCTTCTTCCAATGGTACACGGCTTGGTGCGTGACGCCCATCGTCTTTGCGAAGGAGATCACGCCGCCGCCCGCTTGGATGGCTCGGTCGAGTGTTGCTTCAAACATTAAAAATTTGTCCTTTACGACCGATGCGGCCTGTCTCTGGGTTGCGGAAGTGCGCGCGCTTGATGAGCGACTTGTTGGCCGCTAGGCGTGCCTCTGCAATGCGGTTCTGTGCGTTTGCTATCTGCAACGCCGCGTTCAATTCGGCGTTGTAACTTTTAAGATTTGCGATTTCACACCAAGGCCATATTTTCATTTCGGCTCTCCCTCGTGATTGACTTACGTTGTAACGTCCTGCCGTGCAATAGAGTTTTGCAGTTGCTCTCGGTTCTTGAAGAATTTCATCAGTGCGCGCAGCAGATCGTCCGAACCCTGCTTGGCTTGGCGGCGTAGGCGTTGGTCCTCGGCGGTGGCGGGCATCGGCTCGCGGCTCTGCGCACGCTCGGCCTTCACCGCATCCTTGTTGGACGTCTTCTTACGCAGATCCCTTACTCGGTCTATGTCGACGTGGAAGTAGTCGGCGATGGCCTTGTCTTCCGTTATGTATGAGCAGGCGCGCTTGATGTCGACGTCGCTCACTCTGAATGTCTTTGTCATTGGTCCCAATCCTTTTGGTCTTTGAACATGCGGGCTATCAGCCAGTCGATGATGCGGCGGATCATTTGCATTATTCCTTTAGGTGCATATCCCGCAAACCTAAGCCATAAGCCAGCTTGCGGAATATTGTTGTTAGAAAAGTGACACGTTTTAACGTGGGTGTATGCCGTTATCTTCCCCGAATATGTATGCTGCAAGGATGATACCAGCAAACAATAAGACTAAGATGGTGTGCTGCGTCATATCCGTTGATCCTTATGATTGATAATTGACGGTTTATAAATCATCGCAATACTTTCACTTTCTGGAAGTATGGGGAATTTATTAATCTTCACCAATATAATAAAGCAACCACTTCAGCGCCTTAACGTCTTTCTTGTACGTTTTGGCATCTTCTGGGTGAACGTAAAGTGAGGCTGCGTTGTGCTGCACTGACTCCAGTGTTTCCTTCAACCATGCGCGGACTATGCCGTCCAACTGGTTTGGGTCTACTTCAATCATCATTTGCTTTGCTCCTTATCTCCAGCCCACGGGCTTCCAGTGC